ATATATAAGTGGGCGAATTCCTATAACAAAGCATATGTCGTAATTGAGTCAAATGATCAAGGTTCTCTTGTGACAAATGGTCTTTACCATGATCTAGAATATGAGAATATGCATGTTGAGTCTGCTATTAAAGCAAACGCTCTTGGAATTGAAATGACTCGCAAAGTAAAAAGACTTGGCTGTTCATCATTTAAAGATATATTAGAAAATAATAAGCTAGAAATATGCGATGATGATACTATATTAGAAATATCTACGTTTGTAGCAAAAGGCGTGTCATATGAAGCATCAACAGGCAATCATGATGATTTAGTGATGAATTTTGTTATGTTAGGTTATTTTATGTCGACACAATATTTTTCTGATATGACAGACATTAACTTAAAAGAAATGATGTTTAAAAATAAGATGAAAGAAATAGAAGATGATTTGCCGCCGTTTGGTTATATAGACGATGGATTACCAGATCAAAAAGAAAAAAATGAAGAAGGTATACCATGGGCTATAGAATATTTGCCAGATATTTAAATATTATAAATAACAGTAATTGACAAACTTCGTATTATGGACCCGCATATAATTTAAAATTTTCGAGAGGAAAAAATCATGGCATTTTCAGAATCTCCGGCAATTACGGTAAGAGAGGTCGACGCATCTGGTGTAGTGCCAGCGGTTTCTTCTTCTACTGGCGCACTTGTTGGTAATTTCAGATGGGGCCCTGTGGATCAAGCAACTCTTATTTCTAACGAAGGCGAGTTAGCTGAAACATTTGGTACACCCACATCTGCAAATGCTGTTGACTATCATTCAGCAGCGTACTTTTTAAAGTACACAAATGCTCTTCAAGTAGTTCGTGTATTAGGCGATAGCGATGGCTTTAACGCTTATAACCACAACGAAGCAGCAAACGGAAAAAATGTTAGGATCAAAGACGCCGATACATGGGATAACGCCCTAGCAGGATTTGATTCTGATAAACATACTTTTATAGCTAAATGGCCAGGTGAACTAGGCAATAGTTTAAGAGTATCACTTTGTCCACAACAAGGTGCTGATTCAGCATTTAATGGTTGGACATATAAAGATAACTTTGATGCCGCTCCAGGTACTTCAGCTTTCGCTGAAGGTTTAACTGCAGTCAACGACGAAGTGCATGTTGCAATCGTTGATGATGGTGGTAAATTTACTGGAACAAAAGGAACTATTCTAGAAACATATCCTTTTGTATCGCTAGCATCAAACGCTAAAACTTCGGACGGATCTACAAACTTTGTAAGAGACGTAATTAACAGAAAATCAGAATATATCTGGATGGCCGGATTTGATTCTGATTATACAGTCGCAAATGCTGGTGTTGCAGCTGATACTGGTAAAGATTATCAGCTTTCAGCTCCTGTACTAGCTGCTAAAAACTACGACCTAGATTCAGGTGATGAATCAGAAAATATGGACGTAGGAGATTACATTGCAGGCTTTGATAATTTTGAAGACAAAGATAATATCCAAGTGGATCTTATGATTGCTCCTCAAATGAATTCTAGAACTGACACAACAACAATCGTTAACGATCTTGTAAGTATTGCTCAAGGTCAACGAAAAGATTGTGTTGTTGTTGCTTCGCCAGCAAGAAGCGATATTGTAGGAGTAAATGCGACAGCCGCTAATACAAATGCTGTAACAACTGCCGCTACGTTTACTTCATCATCATATCTAGTAGTTGATAACAACTTTCTAAAAGTGTATGATAAACATAACGACGAGTTTATCTTTATTCCGGCAAACTCTTCAACCGCAGGTATCATGGCTGCTACCGACGTAACGGCTGCAACATGGTTTTCACCGGCTGGTCCACGACGTGGTCAGTATCTTGGTGTAACAGGACTTGCATACTCTCCAAATAAAGCTCAGAGAGATGTGCTATATCGTAACGGTGTAAACCCAATTGCGAACATTCCTGGCCAAGGTTTATTGCTATTTGGTGATAAAACAAAACTCGCAAGACCTTCTGCATTCGATCGTATTAACGTACGTCGTTTGTTCTTGACTATCGAAAGAGCAATCTCAATTGCAGCTCGAAACGTAATGTTTGAATTCAACGATGAATTTACAAGAGCAGAATTTGTTGGAGTTGTAGAGCCATTCTTACGAGACATCAAAGGTCGTCGTGGTATAACAGACTTCCGAGTGGTTTGTGACGAAACAAACAACACGGGTGCAGTTATAGATAGAAATGAATTTGTTGCTACGGTCCTCGTTAAACCTGCACGTTCAATCAACTTTGTTACTCTTAACTTTGTTGCCGTACGTACCGGTGTTGATTTCGCAGAAATCGCAGGGGTGTAAGGAGGTAAAAAATGGCTATTTTAGGTGTAGACGATTTTAAAGCAAAACTAGCTGGTGGCGGTGCTCGCCCCAACTTATTTAAGGTAACATTAGGATTTCCAGCGTATGCTGAGGGTGATGTTGAGTTAACATCATTTATGTGTAGAACAGGGCAACTTCCCGGTTCAACCATACCAGCAATGCCTGTTGCATTCCGTGGTCGTCAGTTACAAATGGCTGGTGACCGTGTTTTCGAACCATGGACAACTACTATCATAAACGATACAAACTTCACAATTCGAAACTCAATGGAACGTTGGATGAATGGTATTAACGCCCATTCACTTAATACTGGTTTAAGAAACCCAACAGAATATCAAGCAGATTTAACAGTTGATCAGCTAGATAAAGATGAAACGGTTCTTAAAACGTATAAATTTGTTGCTGCATTTCCGACAGGAATTTCTCCAATTGATCTTGCATATGATGCTAATGACCAGATTGAAGAATTTACAGTAGAATTTACGTACCAGTATTGGACATCCAATACTACCACATAATTGAAAATTAGAAGGAGGGGCAGCATTGCCCCTCCGTATTCTATTAGGATAAACTATGGCCGACAATAATGCATTAAAAATATTTGGCTTCGAAATTCGAAGAGCAAATAAAAAAGAAGAAGATAAGAAGTTACAATCTATTGTACCTCGTCAAGACGACGATGGTGCAGGATACGTTACTGCTTCTGGTTCTCATTATGGTCAGTATATTAATATTGATGGAGATGATTCTAAAGACAATCATCAAATGATAATGAAATACCGCGGCGTTGCAACACACCCAGAAGTTGATGCTGCTATAGAAGATATTATTAATGAATCTGTTTCAGCTTCAGAAGAAGAGGCTCCGGTCTCTATTGTTCTTGACAAAGTTGAAGTATCAGATCAGATTAAAAAAGGAATTACAGAAGAGTTCGATAACGTCTTATCGATGTTGGACTTTACAAATAATGGCCACGACATGTTTAAACGTTGGTATATTGATGGCCGTTTATATCATCACCTTGTTGTAAATGAATCTAATATTAAAGCAGGTATTCAGGAGATTAGACCTATTGACTCTGCAAAGATTCGTAAAGTAAAACAAGTAAAGAAAAAGAAAGATCCAGTAACTGGGGCTAACTTAGTTGAATCTGTTGATGAATATTACATTTATCAAGAGAAACCTGGACAACAGACATCAGGTGTAAAACTATCTCATGATTCGGTAAGTTATGTGACATCCGGACTTTTATCGGCTGATAGAAAGAAAGTTGTATCACATTTACATAAAGCTCTGAAGCCAATTAACCAGCTTCGAATGATGGAAGACTCACTGGTTATCTACAGGCTTGCACGGGCGCCTGAGAGACGAATATTCTATATTGACGTAGGTAACTTACCTCGTGGTAAATCCGAGCAATATATGAAAGACATTATGGCTCGTTATCGAAATAAACTTGTATATGACGCAGACACAGGACAAATAAGAGATGATCGCAAACATATGTCTATGCTTGAAGATTTTTGGTTACCGCGGCGAGAAGGTGGTCGAGGAACTGAGATCTCTACCTTACCAGGCGGCGAAAACCTGGGACAAATCGACGATATCATTTACTTCCAAAAACGTTTGTACCGTTCACTTAATGTACCTATAAACAGATTAGAACAGGAAGCGCAGTTTAGTTTAGGTCGATCTACAGAGATAAGTAGAGATGAATTAAAATTTCAGAAGTTTATTGACAGACTTCGTAAACGTTTCTCAATGTTGTTCTTAGAAATTCTAAAGAAACAACTTGTGATGAAAGGTTTAATTACTGAAGAAGATTGGAATGAATGGAAGAATAATCTAGTTATTGATTATACGAGAGATAACCATTTTACAGAATTAAAAGATGCTGAACTACTTAGAGAAAGACTGCAAACGCTAGACCAAGTAAGTCAATATGTAGGTGACTACTTCTCAAAAGAATGGGTCATGAAAAACGTATTGATGTTTAACGACGACGATATTAAACAAGTTGCACAACAATCTGATGAAGAGCAACCAACTGATAATGAAACTGATCAACAAAACATTCCCAATGAAGAATAGTTTTGTTATAAATAATAGGAAATGGAGATATTATGGAAAACATTGAACAATTGATACAACAAGCGGCTGATAAAGATTACGCATCGGCTAATACTACATTTGTAGATATTATGAATCAAAAGCTTGCTGATACTTTAGAACAAGAAAAAATTAGAGTATCTAGTCAAATATATAATGGAATGGAATCTGAAGAAGATGAAGAGCAACTAGAACTAGATTTGGAAGATGACGCCGATGAGTTAGTTGATGACGAAACTGATTCTGAGGTCGAAGAGGATGACGTAGATGTTGACGACGACGATGATACAGACGACTCCGATGAAGACACTGAAGAATCTTAGAGAAGCAGTTACAAAAGAACGGACAGTATATAAACGAAAATATATGGGGTTTAAACTGGAAATCATACAGAAGTATGAAAAGTTTGAAGCATATGTTGACGGTGAGAAATTAGACACTTATGACACGAAAGCGCATGCACAAAAGATGATCATGCAATTCGTTAGGGAAGTAGATTAATGAAGCTTATTGCTGAATACACAGAACAGAATATCCAATGCTTGGTAGAAGCCAAGGAGGACGGTAGTAAGAGTTATACTATCGAAGGCGTATTCGCGCAAGCTGAACAAAAGAATAGAAATGGTCGTATTTATCCAAAAATGATTATGGAAAATGCAGTAAAAAAATACGCCAAAGAACAAGTTGCAACTAAACGGGCCGTTGGTGAATTAAATCACCCTGATGGTCCTACTGTTAACTTGGACAAAGTTTCCCATCTCATAACAGACCTCAAAGTTGAGGACAATAATGTGATGGGTAAGGCAACTATATTGGGCACTCCAATGGGTGAAATTGTTAAAGGTTTACTTGA